TGTTTTTAAAAAATATTGTCGGATCATCATCAATTGGAAGGGCTGGGGCTTCTATGGTTGCAGCGCCAGTTTCATAAAAGTAATTACCACTTAGCTCGCTAAGCAGATCAACCAGATACGTGCGTTCTGATTCGGTAATTATTCCATCTTGAGTAATCTCGCAAATTCTTTTCGCTATTGCACTGCCCGGCCATGTGGATGCCACATTTTTATTTTCAGATAACCAGGTTTGCAAGTATGCAATTTCCTGGTTGTTTAGGGACGCGTCTGCCATTAATCCGCTGCATATGCCAAGCAAAGTTTGAGTGGCTTTAGTGTCAATGTGTGTTTGTATAGATTTTGCAGCAGAATCTGACAGTGATGACATAGTTATGCCCTATTTCTTAATCAAATGAAGAATTTAATATTTTTTTATTTGGAAACTGATAAACGTTACTCTTGTTATGTACCAGTTTGCTTTGGTGGATTATGTCCGTTTGGTTTCGGCTCGGGTTCAGCAAGCGAATCGCTGATTTTTACAACTTGGTATTTTGTTGCCTCGTCCATATACTGCATTGCCAGGATAACTTTTGCTTCAGGCGTTTTTTCATATAGCTGTACACCTCGTCCAGTCATTAACCATTCAAAGCTTACTTTAGCTTTTTTTGCTATCTCAATGCATTTGGTCGTTTGAGGAATGCTTTCACCTTCTAACCATTTGCGTGCTGACTCTTGAGATACATTAAACATTTTACCAAGTATGGTTTGGCGATTATTGCCTTTGGGGGGTATGCCAAGCACATCCGCCACGTAATTCATTCGCTTTGAAAACTCTATTTTTTCATCAGTGTGCATAAGAGTTATTTTATATTTATCTTTAACAACATTTGGTTGTTGACTGTTTACAATTTTCGGTTGTAAAATGGGTGCATGAATCATGATAATCCCCTACAAAAAGCAGTGTCTATTGTTGGATTGAAACCTCTGGCTTTTGCCATTGATGTTAAATACCAGGCTGTTCAAAATTACTTGAAAGCTAGAACGCCAGCTGAAAAGGTGATTGGCGTAGCTGAAGCTACCAACTGGCAAGTGACACCTCATGAGTTGCGGCCTGATCTTTATCCGCACCCACATGATGGCTTGCCTGAGAATTTGCGGAGCGCTGCATGATCTGCGTATCTGCTTACCTTGTTTTACCAGTTGACTGTTCTGGCGTTGCTCAACAGTTAAATGTACTTGCATTTCAATCTCCCCGTTTGCCCCTGGTAGTGCCACGCTGCCAGGGGCTTTTTTTGCGTTAATCGGTTGGCGTTGAATGAAGTATGTATTTGATTATTAAGTAAAAATACGTTTTTTATCTGGAGAATGAACGTTGACAATTAAACATTTGGCTTATCGGATCGCACATGAGTTTGTGGGTTCTGTTGCAGGGTTGGCCAGCCTGATGGGTAGGGGTGATGTTGTATTGCGCAACAAGTTGAACCCTAACAGTGAATCGCACCATTTGAACATTGAAGAGTTTGAAATGATGGTGGATTTTGCGAACAAGAATTTTGATGTAGCTGAGTATTTTGCCACGAAAGCACATTCAGTTGTTGTACAGATGCCTGAGTTGCCTGAGAGCGATATGGCGCTGCTTGATGTGTTTATGGGTGCAATGAAGGAGCTCGGTGAGGTGTCAGCTGCTTTTCAAAAATCATATGCTGATGGCGATATTACAAGCCGTGAGTTTTCTGAGATTTCAAACGAAGTGGATGATGTGATAGCAAAGCTGCTTGAGTTTAAGTCTGCTGTTAAACGAGTGGTGCGCTAATGTCTGAGCACTCACCTGACGACATCAAGCCTCTATACAGCGAAGATGCTGAACAGAGTGTGCTTGGCGGTATTTTTATCGATAACACTGCATATGACAGGGTGGTGGGTGTAATCACTGAGTTTGATTTTTACCCGCGTGAGCATCGCATGATTTTTCGTGCTATCAGTCAGTTGCTGGATGCTTCAAAGCCTGTGGACGTCGTGACAGTTGGTGAGTTTTTGGATAGTCACAAGCTGCTGGAAGATGCTGGCGGCCTGATGTATCTGGTGAACATGATTCAAAACACACCCAGCACTGCCAACGTAGTGCGCTATGCAGAAATTGTGCGTGATTATTCTTTGATGCGCAAAATGGGCGCAATTTCCGCGGAAATTTCCGACAAAATTAATAGACGCAATGGCATGACAGCAAGGGATTTGCTGGACTTTGCGCAAAGCAGATGGATGACAGTTGGCGATAGCCTGAACCGTGCCAATAACACCATGCAGCACATTAATCAGGTGATGTCTGGCGTTGTGGACCGTATTGATGAAATGTACATGAAAGAGAGTAAGGATGATGTGACCGGGCTGCGTACCGGCATCGACGATCTGGACAATATGACCACCGGCATGCAGCCAGGTGAGCTGAATATTCTTGCAGCCAGACCAAGTATGGGTAAAACATCACTTGCCTTAAATATTGTTGAGAATGTTGCTCTGAAGCAAGGTAAGAATGCGGCCGTGTTTAGCCTTGAGATGATTAACAATCAGTTGGGTATGCGTTTGTTGTCCAGTGTGGCTAGGTTGCCAGCACAGCGCGTGAGCATAGGCCGTGTGAATGATGATGAGTGGTCTTTAATCACCAAGGCTGTGCATGATCTGAAAGACACCGGCATTTATCTGGATGAAGAGAGCACGCTGAATGTAAATGATATACGTGCGCGCGCAAGGCGTTTGCATCGTGAATTGAAGGGTGAGCTTCACCTGATTGTGATTGATTACATCGGCCTTATTGCTACTTCCGGCAATGATTCGCGCGCGAATGAGATGGCTGATATTTCACGAGCTTTGAAGCTTCTGGCAAAAGAGCTGCATATTCCGATTATCGCTTTATCTCAATTAAACCGTGGGCTTGAGCAGCGCCCGAATAAGCGTCCAGTCATGAGTGATCTGCGTGACAGCGGCGGACTTGAGCAGGATGCGGACAACATTTTCTTTATTTACCGCGATGAAGTGTATCACCCTGATACGCCTGATAAAGGCACGGCTGAGATCATTATTGCTAAACAGCGTAATGGTCCAATCGGTACTGTTCGTTCTACCTTCATACCGCATTTGATGCGCTTTGAGAACTTTAGGAATGCTTATGAATAAGCTAAAAAATAACGGAAATTCGGCGGGCATTTTCCGCAAAAAAATAGGGTTTTTGAATATAAAAGTGAGTGAATTATGTCGGTAAAAATGATGAGTTTGGTGTTTGAAAGATTTCCTTATGGCGGGAATGAGAGAGTGCTTGCTTTGGCTATTGCTGACCATGCACATGATGATGGTTCAAGTGTTTACCCTGGTAATGAGCGGTTGGCTCAAAAGACGTTAATCAGTGAGCGCACTGTGATTAGGTTAATGCAGAAGTTTGTGAAAATAGGCTGGTTGATTAAGGTTCAAAATGGCAATTCTGGACGCGGTATCGCCAATGAATATTGCATTAGTCCAAATTGGATAAAGGGTGACAAATTGTCACCCTTTGTTAAAGAAGAGAAAAGGGTGACATCTGAAGTAGAAAGGGTGACAAATCCGACAGAAAGGGTGACAAATGATGCAATAAAGGGTGACATAGCTGTGTCACACCAACAAGAACTAACCAAATACAACCATCAAGAAACATCACCGCGTGCGCGAGAAACTTCACCTGAAAATCAACCGGCGAGACCCGAGGGATTGCTTGCGTGTCGTTTGATTAAATTGAACGTTGCAGTCACCAGCATTAACCCAATTTTATGCAAATGGGTTACAGACAAAATCTCTGACGACCTGATTGACCAGTGCGTGCAACTTGCCCGACAGAACAAGCCATGGCCTGAAAAGATTGCTGCCGGTTACCTTGATGCGATTATCCGCAATGAACTAAAACCAAAGACCGACAACAGCTGGCTGATGACGGATGAAGGCGTAATTGCCAAAGGGCGTGAGGTTGGCATTGATGCCAGGGCCGGTGAGAGCATGAATGATTACCGCAACCGGTTACGCGCTGCTTTGGGCGTTGGAATGAGAGAGGCCGCCTGATGGCAAGCCTGAGAGATTCTATGCCAGCAACAGCACAAG